GCCTGTGAACAACTCAACCGCACTTGCTACATGATGGAAATCGACCCCAAGTACTGCGACGTAATAATCGACCGTTGGGAAACGCTGACGGGAGAAAAGGCGGTAAAATTATGATTGAAAAAGTGAATCCATGCCATCCGGACAAAATAGCAGACAGGATTGCTGGGGCGCTCGTAGATCTTGCCTACAGGCAGACAGATAATCCGAGAATTGCAGTTGAGGCTCTAATCGGACATGGAATCTGTCACATCATTGCAGAAACTTCCGTACATCTCGACGTAGAGGATGTTGGGGACGCGGTCGAGAGGATCGCTGGACGCATTTATGTTGAGTACACAGAGTTTCCGCAGGACACACATCTTGCAAATAATCAGGCCGAAGGCATTCGATGCGGTGACAACGGCATATTTAAGGGGATGCCTCTTACAAAAGAGCAAAGAGAATTGTCAAAAATAGCGAGAGGCATCTATGCAAAATATCCTACCGACGGAAAATACATACTCGATAATACAAGACTAATAATTTGTCAAAGTAACGCAAGCCATGAGGATTTAAGGATTTTGTATCCAAATGCAGAAATAAATCCTCTTGGAGGCTGGACAGGCGGCACCGATGTCGATACAGGGGCAACGAACAGAAAGCTCGGTTCAGATATGGCTGACAGTGTCACCGGCGGCGGGCTACACGGTAAGGATTTGAGTAAGGCGGATGTTTCTGTTAATATTTATGCTTTCTTAAAGGCGCAGAAAACAGGGGCTGCGGTTGAGCTGTGTTGTGCAATAGGTGACGATTTTATAGACGGAAGACCATATTCTGAAATCGTTGAAAAGGCAAAACAATATATAGATAACATTGGTGGGTTTGAAAAATTCGCTGAATGGGGGCTGTTTTAGTGAATTTAAACCAACAGGCGCAAGAGATATTAAAAATAGCCGAGAAGCACGGAGTTGAACAAAACTTCTTTTTTATTACCACGTTCAAGCGGTATCAGGTGCAGATAAACATTCTGAACGATTTAGAAAAAACAATCAAGGATGACGGCACTTTGGTAACGAAAGAATATGTTAAAGGCAGAAAGAACGTTTACACACATCCTGCCATAACCGAATATAACAGAATTTCAACAGGTGCAAATCAGACCGTTATAACTTTAATGAAAATCATAACCACACTAAGAGAAAATGACGAGGACGGGGCAGACGAGTTAATGGCGTTTATTAGAGGCGACTAAATGTGAACTATGTCAAAGAATATCTCGAGGAAATCCAAGAAGGGAAGGTTCAGGCTTCCCTTAAAATAAAAGCAGTTTACGAAAGGGAAGTTGAGTGGATTGATAATCCACCTAAAGACTTTCCGTTTTACTTTTCAGAAGAAGCGGGCAACAGACCGATAAGATTTATTGAAACATTCTGCCATCACTCAAAAGGGAAGTGGTGCGGTAAACCTTTCAAGCTTGAACCATTCCAAAAAGCAAAAATGCAATTAGTATTTGGCTGGCTTGATAAAGAAACACATAAAAGGCGCTTTAGGGAGGTTGTTGACATCAGGGGCAGGAAATGTGGCAAGTCGTCTGAAACAGCAGCGGTTGAGTTGTACTGCTTAGTAGCAGACGGAGAAGCAGGGGCTGAAGTCTATTGCACGGCTAATAAATTAGACCAAGCAAAGTTGGTCTTTAACGAAGCCGTCAATATGCGCCAGCAGTCAATGAGCATTAAAAAGGTTACGAAGAAAAGACAGTCTGACATTTATATGCCGTCTACCTTCTCAAAGCTTCAGGCGCTATCATCTGAAACAAAAACACTTGACGGATTAAATGCGAGCTTCTTCTCTTTAGACGAATTTCACGAAGCGCGTAAGTCAGACATATACGACGTTATGATACAATCGCAATCTACGAGAGAACAGCCGTTAGCGTGGCTCATCTCAACAAACGGATATGTTAGAGAAATGTTCTTTGACGCAAAATACGATTACGCTTGCAAAGTGGCATTATGGGAAGATGGATTTCACGATTACCAAATGTTACCCTTAATCCACGAACTTGATAACCGAGAAGAAATCAACGACGAGAAAATGTGGGAGAAAGCAAATCCTGCGTTGGGAAAAATCAAGTCTTATAAATCCTTGAAGGACTTCGTCGATAAGGCGAAACGGGATCCGTCCTTTATGCCGACGCTTTTAACAAAGGATTTCAACATTCCTGAAAATTCTTCTCAAGGAATGTTATCTTACGAAGAAGCGATAAACGAAGAAACGGTTGACATAGAATATTTGAAAAACAGTTATGCCGTTGGGGGCTGTGACCTATCCGCCACAACAGACCTTACTTGCGCAACGCTGTTAATTAAAAAACCTAATGACGAAAATATTTACGTATTACAAAAATACTTTTTACCTGAGGCGAGAGTGAACTTAGTTGAACAAACCAACGCACGAGAAGCGCCTTATAAATTATGGGCGGAGCAAGGACACCTTACAATTTGCGACGGTGCAACGGTTAACTTTTCACAAGTGACGGAATGGTTTGTTGATATGGTTAATCAATATGAAATCCGTCCGTTGTGGGTTGCGTACGACGCTTCTTTGTCAGGATATTGGCGAGAAGAAATGGAAGAAAACGGTTTTGATATGGAACGAATAAGACAAGGACCATTTACTTGGACTTATCCGCTTAAAAGACTTATCGGATTATTCCAAGAGAAACGAGTAATATACCAAAACAATCCAATGCTCAGGTGGTGCTTATTAAACACAGGACTTAAAACGACTAACAAAGACGGCATAAATTCAATTCAGCCTGTAAAGACGGGTTCAAATAAAAGAATTGACGGGCTTGTGTCTTTGTTAAACGCTTATGTTGGGTATTGTAATCACGAAGAAGAATATAATCACTTTGTAAAATAGGGGTAAAATTATGGGAGTAATTAAAAGCATATTCGGACGGCTGAAGAATTATGTAACTAATTCGTTTAGAGAATTAGGAAGTTACACGGCGCGCTTTTCATCTTTTGATATGGATATGTATTCAAACGACGTGGTGAGAGCCTGCGTTCGAACTTTAGCAGAAACCACTTCAAAAGCGAATTGCAAGGTTTTAAGAAACGGCGAGCCTGCCAATAAGGCTTTGCAACGAATTATTGAATATCGTCCGAACGTTTATATGAACGGCAAAGACTTCTTATACAAAATCCGAACACACTTAGAATTGTATAACGTTGTCTTTATTTATATTATGCGAGACGACTTCGGAAGGTGTGTCGGGCTGTACCCAATGCCAGCAGGCTCTTATGAGGCGCTTGAAGGTCAGACGGGATTGTTTATAAAATTCTCATACCCTTCAGGAATTTCAAAGACTATTCATTGGGACGACTTAGCGGTGTTGAGAAAAGACTATAATTCTTCTGATATTTGGGGAGATAAAAACAACGCAATATTAAGCTCATTAAATATTTTACATACGGCAAACGAAGGTTTAGAAAACGCCATAAAGTCAACGGCGAATTTAAGAGGAATTATTACCCACACTAAAGCGGGGCTTAGTCCTGATGATGTGAGAAAATTCAACGAACGATTTATTGAAGATTATATGAGTATGGCGAACGGTTCAGGAATAGCGAGTTTAGACAGTTACCAAAAGTTTGAAGCGATAAACATCGCTCCGACAACGGCGAACTTTAAGAACATTGAAGAATTGCGAAACAACATATACCGATACTTTGGAATAAACGAAGGCATTATCACAGGTACGGCAACATCTACCCAACGAGAAGCCTTTTATGAAGCAAGGATTGAACCGTTCTTAATTGCTTTGAGTTTAGAGCTTACAAATAAAATCTTTTCCACAAGAGAACAAGGTTTTGAAAACGAAATAACATTTGAGTCAAACCGAATGAGTTATATGTCAATGCAAGATAAGTTAGCATTGTTGAGTTTAGTCGATAGAGGCGCAATGACACCGAATGAATGGCGTCAGGCTTTGAATTTAGCGCCAATTAAAAACGGCGACGAACCTATCAGGAGATTAGATACCGCCGTTGTGAAAGATGTCAATTTAGGGGGAGAAGAAGATGATTAGTAAAGATAGGAATTATAGGAGCTTTGAGGTCAGAGCGGTTTCGGACGAAACAATGACCGTCGAAGGTTATGCCGTTGTATTTGATACTCAAGAAACAATGTACGAATACGACGGTATAAAATACTTGGAAGAAATCAGGTCAGGCGCTTTGAACGGTGCTGAAATGAAAGACGTCGTTATGAATTTTAATCACGGCGGAAAACCTGTTGCACGAACCAAGAACGATACTTTGAGATTATCAATTGATTTAAGGGGCTTAAAAGTAGAGGCTGATTTATCCACGACCGAAGAAGCGAGGCGACTTTACGAAGAAGTCAAGTCAGGGCTGTTGGATAAGATGTCTTTTGCTTTTTCCATAAATGCGGAAGAATACAACAAGGATTTACATCTTAGGTCTATCACGGAGGTGAAAAGAATTTATGATGTAGCAATTGTTGATTTCCCTGCATACGAAAGTACGTCAGTACACGCACGGTCATTTTTTCAAGCGGAGGCTGAAAAAGAAGCGACGGAGGTTGCTAATAAGTTAGAGTTAGAAAAATTAAAGGTAATTATAGGAGGACTGTAAAAAATGAATTTACAGCAGATAATTGAAAGACTTGCCGAGATTGAGGTTGAGGTTAGAAATAGCACCGACATCGAGGCAGTTAAAAAGTTGGGCGAAGAGAAAACCGAGCTTTTAGAAAAAAGAGCGGAACTTGAAAAGATTGAGGCGAGAGCTTTAGAAGGTGCAAAGATTGACGCAGGTCAAATCGTACCAAAGGTAATTGACGCAAGAGGTGTTACAGTTGCGCCACAGGTTGAGTACAGAACAGCTTGGCTCAATGCAATGAGAGGCGTTGATCTTTCAGACGCCGAGCAGAATTTAATGGCTGAAAAAAGGGCGATGACAGGCGGGGGTTATGTTATCCCTGACAGCACAGCGAATATGATTGTTGACCAATTAGTTGACACCGTTCCACTTCTTAATGAGATTGAACTCTTAAGGGTGAAAGGCAATGTGTCAGTTGCCGTGCAGAGTGTTGCACCGACTGTTACAAAGCAAAGGGGCGGAGTTGCTCAGTCAGAGTCAGACCTTACACTTTTACAAATCAAATTAGGCTCTTACACAATCTCATCTTTCGTCAGAGTGGGTGCGGACTTGGCTTCAATGGCAATCGACGCATTTGAGAATTGGCTTGTTGATAAGATTGTTGAACAGCTTGGTTACAAGATTGAGGATTACATCGTAAACGGTACAGGCTCAGACGAACCTGCAGGACTTAATCAGGCGTTTATCGGTTCTGCGTGGGTTGACAAGACAGACGCAATCAAGGCAACAACTTCAATCGGTGTTACAGATTTAGACGCAGGTATCGGGTTACTTCCTGAGGCGTATGACAGTCAGGCAATGTTCGTTGTTAGTAAAAAGACATTCTACACTTCAATCATCAACTTGACCGACGTCAACAACTTCCCTGTGGTAACTAAAGAGGGTAACAGTTTCTTCCTGAGGGGTTATCCTGTTAAGTTTTCGGGCAAGGTTGGGGCGAACGTTCTGTTCTTCGGTGCATTGAAGAGAGGTATCGTCGGAAATCTCTCAGGCGAAATCAATGTTGAGAAGCAGAGAAATCTCGGATATAACAGCTGGGATATCTTAGGCTGGGGAATGTTCGACTGCAAACCAACCAAGAATGGCAGTATCATTAAAATTGCATTAACTCTGTAAGGGGGTGCAAAAATGGATAATAGATATATGGGAGAACTCGGAACTGATGTTTATGACGTTAGTTTGAACGAGTTCAGAATTGGTCATTTGCGCCACGAGAAGCCTGCGGTTTCTGACGATAAATATTTTGTCGACGCTGAAACTGCAAGCACTTCGGAAGATGTAGTCGTAACTGAATTTGAAAACACCGAGATTGACTTTCCGAGAAACATAATCGTAAAGGCAAGCGGTGCGTCAACAAAGAAAGTTACCGTTTACGGAAAAGACTACGGCAATCAAGATGTTACAGATGTCATCACCTTGAATGGAACGACCGCAGTTAATGGCGTTGTTGCATTTAAGGAAATCACGAAGGTAGTGCTGGAAAAAGGAACGGCTGTTGATGTTAGTGTGGGAACAGGAGCGAAATTCGGGCTACCTGTTAAATTAGCAAACAAGACTTTAGTCTTTGCGCTAAAGGACGGGGTACTTGATACAGCGCCTGTCATTACAGTTGACGGCGATGTGTTAGGCAAGAACCTGATCACATACAACGGAACATTGGGCGCTGACAAAACATACGACCTTTTCATAGCACTTTAAGGAGATTGAAATGTCAGTAGGAACAATCTATTTAGCAAAAATAAGAAATGCAGTTAGAAGAAATGCGTCGCTTGAAGTTGACACAGAACTTACTGACATAATTTTAGAATGTCGGAAAGACTTAATGAAAATCGGCATTTTAGAAACTAAAGTTACAGACGAAACGGACAGCCTCATTTTAGGGGCAGTCCGTTCGTTTGCTCGTTGGAAGTTTGGACTTTCAAATGACGACGCAGATAAAAATCGTGAAGATTACTTTTTGTTGAGAGATGAACTCAGAAGAACTTCAGAATATATTGAGGAGTAAAAATGTATTTTTCAGACATTGTTAAATTGCGAAAAATCACAAGCGGAGTTGACACCGACGGTTACCCTGTTGAAACTGTCACCAAAAACACCGTATGGGCGAATGTCAAGAGTATCACTCGTTCAGAGTTTTACTCGGCGAACGCCGTTGACATCAATCTAACTCATACCTTTGAAATCCACACGGAAGATTACGGCGGAGAAACAGAAGTGGAGTATCAAGAGAAAGTTTTTGATGTTGTCAGGACTTTTCAGAAAGGGTTGGGAACGGTTGAGTTGGTCTGTTCCGACAAAGCCAATGGGTAAGTTTGACTTTGAGATACCTAACGAGTTTTTGAAGCAGTTAGGGAATATGGCAGATGTTGACAAGTACGCCGATAAGATGATTGACGAGGCTATGCCAATTTTAGCCGATAACCTAAAAGGCGAGCTCACAAAGCACCGTTCAACAAGTGATATGTTAGACAGCGTCAAAAAGACAAAAGCAAAAAAGATGTTTGACGGGTACTTCGCAGTTGTCAGACCAACAGGGAAAGATAGGAAGGGCGTCAGAAATATGGAGAAATTGGCGTGGCTTGAATTTGGCACACGAAACAAAGACGGCTCACAAAAGCAATCGCCGACGCCTGTTTTGACCAAAGCAATTAACGACAGCAGAGA